GTTAAGTTAATTGGAACTAAAGAAATCGTAGGTAAAGAACATAACCCAACTATTATGTTTTGGGCAAAAGAATTAAAACTTTCAAGCATTTATAATGCCGATGAGATACCTTGGTGCGGATTATTCATAGCTTATTGCTGTAAAATGGCGGGTCTTGACGTAGTAGATAAGCCATTATGGGCGTTATCGTGGAGTAATTGGGGTAATCCTGTAAGCGAACCGATGTTAGGCGATATACTAACATTTAAAAGAAACGGTGGCGGTCACGTTGGAATATATGTCGGAGAAGATTTAACGCATTTTCACGTTCTTGGCGGTAATCAAGGAAACGCAGTTAGTGTTTCTCGTATTGCAAAGAGTAGATTATTCAAAGCAAGGCGAACAGCTTGGAAGATTGCACAACCGGTTAACGTAAGAAAAGTGCATTTAGCACCTAAAGGAGTAATAACAACAAATGAACAATAAAATGGCAAAGAAAAAAAAGAATGTAGATGTAGAGATTCAGGTGAATGACGCATCATTAGAAATTAAAAGAGATGAAACAATTAACGAAGTAAAGTTAGATACTAAAAATTTAGACATCGAAGTTACAAAAACGGACGATCAAGTCAAGGTGAAAGTTGATGCAGAGAAACCGTTGTTTAATTTGGTAGGTAAAATTTTAGGTAGATACATTACTAAACGATTAAAATAGTATATTTGCACTATTCTTCATAATTGAATAGGTTAATTGTTAACGAGAACCCTTACTTCGGTAGGGGTTTTTTAGTTTATAGAAAAAATATCTGAAAAAAATGTAACCTATATTAAAAAGAATAAGTATATTTGTACCAAACAATTAAATAAAACATTATGAAAAATTACTTTTACGACTTGTTAGACCAAGTCACCCCTGCCAACGAAGAACACAAAGAGTTTTTAAGGGTCATTTCCTTCGGTTTAACGCTGTTTATCGGCACGTTTGGTGCATTACTATCACTTTTTATTTTAATACGATGAGAAAGCCTAAAAAAGCGTCCCCGACTTTGATTGAAATAATTGATTATTGGTTGGAGCAAAAGAAGAATAACACGGGAAGGATGGACATTCAGCATTATATGAAAGTTTGCCACGCAAAAGCACGAACGTTAAGATGGAATGAGAACGATAAAACTTGGAGTTATGTGGGTAAAAAATAGGGATGGTTATACTTTGTTGCTAAGTAATGACCCTTGCGAAGTATTTTATTATTTTAATGTAAAAGAAATGCACGGGTTAAACATAATGGATTGTAGATTGCATCAAAACACGAAACAAAGTTCTTACATTGCCGGGTGGTGTAACTTCATTCCTAAAGTAAATAAAGAGTATGGCGATACCGATAAACGATTCGTGTTTATAAACTTGTCAAGATGTACGGATGAAGTTAAAACTACGGGTTTAATTATGCACGAACTTTGTCATCAGTCGTTATTCAGGTTTAATTACGATATGGAAAAGGAAGAAGAAATAATCACTTGGGCAGAAAATGAAACATACGAAATTTATGAATACGTTAAAACATTAATATGAAATACAGGTGGATTAGAAAAATAACTCAAACGTATAAGGATAGAACTTATTTAAGTTATGCAGTAAGTATTAACGATAAGCATCTTTATAGTTCATCCGTGTTAGAGTATTGCGAAGAATACGTTTTGAAGTACGCGCAAAAACACGGAATCAAAGAAGAAGATATATTAAGAAACGGAAAACATAAACGAATTAAATTATGAAAACAGCAGTAGAATGGTTGAGAAATAAAATGTTAATTGAATGTTTAGAGCCTTCAGATGAATTATTTGAACAAGCCAAAGAAATGGAGAAAGAGCAACATGAAAAAACATGGGCAGAAGGAATGTTTTGTGAAACAGGAGATAGACAAGCATTTATAGAATACTACAACGAAACCTTTAAATCAAAATAGAATGGAAACACCAAGTCAAGAAAAGAAAAAAATAAATATACAATCTTTAAAAGATATTGCAATTTACTTATCAGGAATAAAAGATGGTAAAGGTAACTTGTTACCACTTGGTATAATAGCATTAGATGACCTTTTTAATGCAATAAGTTATTTACAAGGTGATGTAAGATTTATTGCAGATAGGGATAAAAATTAACCTTTAAATCAGAATAGAATGAAAGCAAAAGAAGTTACTGCGGTGTTCGAATGGACGAATGAAGCAGTTTTATTACAGCAAATAGAACGTTTAAAAGAATTACTTTTACAAGGTAAGGAATATCACGAGGATGTTTATAACAAAATGAGCCTTCAGTTTATGCAGAAATACGAACGCACTCGAAGTTTTAAAGTAATTAATCATAATGAAGTAATAGTAAAATCTAAAGTATGACACCGAAAGAAAAAGCAGAACAGCTATTTACAAAATTTGCAGACATTGAACACTTAGGTGTTTATGGAAACTATAACGGAACTTGGGAATGGAGTTCGTCTTTATGGAGAAAACAAGCTAAAGAAAGTGCATTGATTGCAATAGATGAAATAATCGAAGAAAGATGTTTTCATAATGAACACCATCAACAAAATTCAAAATTAAAATATCACATAGAAATTGAATTAGCTGAAAGATTAGAATCTACGAGAAATTATTGGAGTGAAGTTAAACACGAAATTGAAAAGCTATGACAGCGAAAGAATTTGCAGTACAATTGGTAGACAAATTTTACATCGGTCTTGACTTAAAGGATTATAGAAAAGCACGAAACTGCGCTATATTTACAGCACATCAAAGAATTCAAGAAACAATGTCCTTAGATAGGATTCGATTTTTAAAAGATGTTATAATTGAAATTGAAAAGCTATGAGAAATTACTTAGGATGCTTATTTTATTTTTTTGTAGGCGGTTTATTTTGGTACATTGTTATCCACTTTATAATTAAGTTTTGGTAATGATAAGAATGTTACTTTACAATGCAAAGCAGAAGATTGACTATCGAAAGTTAAGGCGATGGAAGGTAAAAGTTAACATATCAAATAATTTTTACAAGAATTTTGAAGAAGATTAAAAAATAGTTCGTATATTTGTAAAACCTGTGCAGAGGTAAATTAAGGAAATTATTATAAACTCTTTAGTTAGTAGGCTGCACCCGAACGCTAAAGGGTTTTTTTTATGACTAAAGTTTACTTGTTTTCTGAAAACATTTATAATCAAAATGGTACAATTAGTTTTTTATGGTTCGGTAAAGTCTGAAACAACCGAACACGAGTTGCGATGTTTTTGTAATACTCATCACGAAATTTATGTTGGAATTGAAATGCATCAGGGAATTGAGCATTTTATTTGCTTAGATAAAGCTACAGCAATAAAATTTAGCAAAGAATTACGTAAACAAATAGCACTTATAGAAGATGAGAAAGGGGTTTAAATTTTATCGCAGTTATTATGATGTAGCTTCGGAACTAAACGACAAAGATAGGTTAGCTTTTTACGATGCGCTATTAAAAAGACAATTTACAGGAGTTGAAGTTGAATTAACGGGGTTAGCAAAGTTTGCTTATATTAGCCAAAAGCATTCAATAGACGCACAAGTTAAAGGTTATGAAGATAAAACAAACACCCCTTTAATAGACCCTGCGCAAGGGGGTACGCAAGGGGGTATTGAAGCCCCTTCGGTACAAGAGAAAGAGAAAGAGAAAGAGAAAGAACAACTTGTTATAGTTCCTTTTCAGGAACGTGTAAATAGTTTTTTAAATTGGTTTAACTCAGAATTTACAAAACACGAAAAACAACAAGGTAAATTTAGAACCTTAAATAATCAAACTGAAAGTAACCTAAAAAAACTTTTGGATAAATATTCTTCTGAAGAATGGAGTTATGCATTTTTTAATATGATTCAAAATGAATGGGTAATAGAAAGTAAGAATGCAACACCCGATCATTTTTTAAGACCTGCTAACTTTGAGAAATATTTAAACCAACCTAAACAACAAGAAGAAAAATTTAACCTACCCCATTTACGATGAACGGATTTAAGATAACTGAACAAGGCGATATTGTAGATAAGATTTACAAGCATCGTGATAACTACCATAAAAAAGGAATGTTTTTAGGTTGGGAACAATTACACAAACATTATTCAATGACTTTAGGTAATTGCACCGATTGGACAGGTTACCCAATGAGCGGTAAAACTCAAGTTCTTATGGAGCTTTTGGTAAACACTTCTAAATTTTACGGATGGAAGCATTTAGTTTATTTTCCCGATGTAGGTAATAACGTTGAAATTGTAGCTGACTTAATTCACAAAAAGACGGGTAAAAGTTTTAACCCAAACGCAGAAAACGTAATAACGGATATTGAAATAACGCACGCTATGGAATGGGTATTTAGACACTTTCATATCGTTACACGAAGCGACACAAAAGGAAAATTAAGTCCGCAGGATTTTTGGGAATGGGCTGTTAAATTAAAAAACACGGATGAAGGGTTGCACACAGCTTCCATTGATAGTTGGAAGGATATGAGCCACGATTACGAAAAACACGGGGGATATGCACAATATTTAGAATATATTTTACCATTAAGAAATCATATTGCAGAACAAAACGATTTGCATTTACACACGATCATTCATCCTAAGTTAACTGAAAAGGAAAACGGGAAAAGACCCGCTCCAAGTCCGTACGATTTAAAAGGTGGTTCGGAATGGTTTAATTCAGGTAAATCAATGATAACCGTTCATCGTGAGGATATTTTAAGCAATGAAGTTACAATATACTTTAACAAAATTAAACCACGTTCAATAGGTGAAGTCGGAAGCATTAAAATGTATTTTGACAAAGACCGATTAACTTACTATTTTCAGGATGCAGAAAACAACAATTACACGAAATATTACGCAAGTGAACAGCGTAATGTCATTAGTAATCAATTTCCTGTTAAACAACTACCATTAACCCAACCCGATTTAGTTAACGGAAAAGAATTACTTTCGTTTAGTGAAAAGATGAAAAAAGATGTTCCATTTTAGACGTAATTTAGACGTAATTTAGACGTACTTTAGACGTACTTTAGATAACTATAACAAGCAAAAACACGAATAAATGGACGAATTGACTATTATAAAAGGCAAAGTGTTATTAGACACTACATATTTAAAGATTAAAATAAGCCTTGAAGAAATCAAACAAAAACACGAACACAGAACTGATTTAATTAACTCAATGGAACGTAGTTTAGCAGACCTTCAAGAAGTAAAGATTAGTTACGATGCTATGGAAAAGGAACTAAGAACAGCATTACAACAAAATTTTAGACTTGAAAAGCTGCTTCAGGAAGAAAAGTTTAACAATAAAGATTTAGAATTACAATTAAAAATGAAAGATGCCACGTTGTAAAAATTGTTCCGAAAAATTTGAGCCTATCCGTTTCAATATGAAATACTGCTTAAAAGATGAATGCGTCCGTGTTTGGGTGGAATCTGAAAAGGCGAAACAATGGAAGGTTAAGAAGCAGAAAATGAAGAACGATCTTGAGACTATCCAAGATTTTATTAATATGACTCAAGTAGTATTCAATCGTTTTATAAGAACCCGTGATAAAGACGAAAATTGTATCAGTTGCGGTAAAACAATAAACGGAGTGCGTCACGCTTCACATTATCTAAGTGCTGGTGGACATTCAAACGTACGATTTCACGAGGATAATGTATGGGTTAGCTGCTATAAATGTAACGTGATGCTTTCAGGTAATCAAATTGAGTATAGAAAAAGACTAATTGACAAAATCGGAATTGAAAGAGTTAAATGGTTAGAAGAACACGGATTAAAAGAAAGACGGTTCACGAAAGAAGAACTACGGGAAATTATGTTGACTTATAAAAATAAAATAAAAGAATTGTAGTTATATTTAATAGAATAATTACTTTTGACTAAACAATTAAAAACTAAATTATGAGTATAACAAATTTTGAAGAGTTCACACACGAGCTCACAAGTGATGAAATGGAGATTCTTCCAATAGTAGTTCACGGATTTCGTAATTACAAAAAGGATAATCCTATTAAAGCAGAATTAATCGTAACACGGATGAACGATTATTTACAAAAACACGAATCAAAAGTCAAGATGACTCAACCAAGATTGCGTAAGATAGTAAATTACATTCGAACAAACGGCATTATTCCATTAATAGCGACTTCTAATGGATATTTCACGAGCGATTGCAAGGAAACTATAGCTGAACAAATTAGAAGCCTTCAGGAACGTGCTAATTCAATCGAGCGTTGTGCAACTGGATTGAAGAAATTTTTATAATTTTTTGATTACCTATTGTTATATTAAAAAGAATAACTATATTTGTAGACGTTAAACATTTAATTTATTTATTATGAAAAAATTAGCAGAAATTCAGGCAGAATTAAAATGTCCCAAGGGAAGTTTCAATGCATTCGGGAAGTACAAGTACCGAAGTGCTGAACAAATATTAGAATCAGTTAAACCATTATTGCATAAACACGGAGCAACATTAGTTCTTAGTGATTGTATCGAACAAATTGGAAACAAGCTATTTTTAAAGGCTACAGCAACGTTAAATATAGATGGAACTGAAATACTTGTTGATAGTTACGCTGAAATGGGAGAACATAAAGGAATGTCATCTGAGCAATGTACGGGAACGGCAAGCTCATACGCACGAAAGTATGCGCTTAATGGACTTTTCCTTATCGACGAGACCGAAAGCGACCCTGATTCAAGAGATAACAAGAAAGAAGAACCAGTAAAACCAAAAGCAAAAAAACCTACAATAGAAGGTGAACGGTTCTTGAAAGCAATTGAAGCGATTCGTAATGGTGAATTTACTGCTGAAGAACTGCAAGCTAAATTTGAGTTAAATGAAGTACAACAAAAAGCATTGTTACTGATATGAAAATACGTTGTTCCCAAATTGGTAAATTGATGACTTCACCCAAAACAAAGGGTGAGGTCTTATCTAAGACCACAAAAACTTATCTTCAGGAACTTGCCATCGAGCATAAATACGGAATCCGTAAGGAATTTTGGTCTCGATACACGGATAAAGGTAACGAAGTCGAAGATGAAGGTATTGAATTGGTTAATGATGTTCTTGACTTAGGATTCATCTATAAAAATGACGAGAATCTAACTAACGATTATCTAATTGGTACACCCGACGTAAACACGAACGAGGTTCTTTTAGATGTCAAGTGTTCTTGGGATGCTACAACGTTTCCTTTTTTTGAGACTGAATGCCCAAATAAAGACTATTTTTTTCAGCTGCAAGGGTACTTATGGTTAACGGGAAAAGAAGAAGCACTTTTATGTTACTGCCTTGTCAATACACCTTTTCAAATCGTAGAGGATGAGGTAAGGCGCGAACATTGGAAACAAGGGTTAATAGATGAAAGTTTGGATGTAAGAGACTTTGTGCAGAAGAAGCATAACTTTGACCACATCCCGAAAGAAAAGCGTTTAAAAGTCTTTAAAATAGCAAAAGACGAAGCAGTAATCGAACAAATTAAAGAACGAATAGAATTAGCAAGAGAATATTATAACAATTTAATGCAAGAATTATGAAAGAATTAAAGGTAATGGGTCACTATTATAACGTGACAAGAGAGGATCAAATCGTCCAAATCAAAGATTTGCAAAAAACAAAAGTATGGTATGAGGTATTGCGTCAATATGACAAAAACACGATTACCGATTTTTGCTGCACCCGTGAGAGATTTAATAACCTATATCGTGAGAAAAAATGAGTAAAACAAGCACAAGAAGTAAAATCGAAGTCTTAAAAATGTGGCTTCAAAGTATAAATCCAATAAAATATATTAAGTAAAATGGAAAAGAGAGACAATTCAGGAGCGTTATTTACTAACGACAAGCGAGAAAAAGAAACGCATCCCCATTACAACGGGAAAGCTACGATTAACGGAGTAGATTATTATGTATCTTCTTGGATTAAGGAAGGTAAAAATGGAAAGTTCCAAAGCCTAAGTTTTAAACCCGTTCAGGAACAAGCAAAGCCACAAGGAAAACCGCAATACGGAAAAGAATTTGACGATTTTTTAAATAACCTATGAATTACCCAGCACAAGTATTAAGCGAAGCAAATGAAATAACGAGAAGAATGGTTAAAAACTACTTACAAAAACACGAAATCAGCCTAAATGCGTTTTCAAAAGAAGTAGGTATAAGACAACCTAATCTTCATAAGTTTCTGAACGGAAGCAACCTATCGAGCAAATCAATTGAAAAGCTTGGAGAGTTCTTCAACAAGTAAATTTAAGAGCGGAACGTAAAAAATTCCGCTTTTTTTATTTTGTATTATATTAATTAATATATTTGTACACGTTAAACAATTAAAAATTTAAAATTATGAGAAGTTTATTAATGAATTGCCCTGAATGTGATGGAGATGGTTATGTTACAATCGATTTAAACGATACGCACATTCCTTACGAACAAAACCCTGTTGACTTTACTTGTATGTCTTGCGATGGTAAAGGCTTGGCGATAGATAAAGACGAAGTAGAAGATCGTATGGGAATAATAGAAGATATGATTCAAGGGATGCAAACACGAATGCGATTACATTCTGACTTTATTATGACTTGCAAGAAGGGTTTATTAAACGAATTGGCTGATAAATACGTTTATAAATTAGACACTTGCGCTCGTGCTTTAGGTCGATTATTGAACTATCAAAAAAAATTGCATAAATTAGCCGAAAATTAGGCTATGAATTTAATACTGATTATAGCAGTTGCTTGGTGGTTTGTTAATTTCGAACCCTTGCAGCTGCTTTTTGATTTTATATTTACCCAACTAAAGGTTACTCACTTATCCAATTATATACATTCATCGTTGGGATGTTGGAAGTGTTGGTCATTTTGGACAACGTTAATTTATTCAGGTAGCTTTCAATATGCTTGTTTAGCTGCTTTAATTGCTTTTATCGTAGATATATGTTTGAACAAATTGAACTGCAAGTAATCAACGAGATAAACGCTTCACAAGATGTGGTGAAGTATTCAAAGGTTAGTTTGAACAAGCTCAAGAAGATTAAGGAATTAAAAACGGGAAAAAAAGAAAGTGAATGTTTCTGCTCCAACGTTAGAAGGCGGGTATGGTTCAAGGATTTTATGTCTTGGTTTGAAAGCAATACTTGACCAGTACATTAACACGAATTACTCCGAGATTAGAAAATACACTAATTACTTTTTGGTGCGAATGAATAGCACTATAACAGCCGATGTGGTAATTAATAATGCTTATCTTTACTTAGTAGAACTAAATCCCGACTTAAACACGGAAAACGAGGTAAAAAGCTATCTTCTTAACACGATCAAAAAGCAAATATTGTGGAACACTTCACAATCGAACAAAGACGAATCAGTCACGGCTATCGAATACACGAACAATGAAACAAATGATGACTCGGATTTAATATATAAGATAGAGCAAGAACGAAAATATCAGCTATATAAGTCGTGCATTGAGATTTATAGAAACACGATTCAAGATAGGATTAAATTAATTATATTCGAAGCGTACTACGATAAAGGTTACACTACTTCACGAGCGATGGGTAAGTACTTCAACCTTCCGTATGTAACTGCTCACTACTGGATACGAGAAATTAAAGAGGATTTAAAACGAATAAAAATTGAAAATGAAAATTAAAGAAGAACACAAAGGAAAAGTAATTATTAAGTATGATTCCGTATTGGGACAAAGACGAATCGAAGTCGATACACTTGACCCTAAAAGATTCAATTACTATCAGTCAATCGGATTAGGTTACTTGTTTGAACCTGAAGCAATCAATTACACGGGAATAGAACAAGAAGAAACCGAAGAACCTATCGAAGAAAAGCCAAAAAGACGAAGAAGAAAAAGTGAATAGCGTTTATTTAAAAAGCGATTATTATATTGTGTTTATGAACCCAACAAAACATAAACAAGAATGGAATGCGTTACGCTTAATAATGAAAGTAGCTGAAATAAACTATTGTGTGTTTATTGACTATCGATTATACGCTTTAGAAGTTCACGCAGTAGAAAAAGACGAATTCGAAACCTATAAATATAACCCTAACTAAAATGCCAAAACCTAAACTAATAGAAACACCTGAAAGACTACTTGAACTATTCAAAGAGTATGTAAAACACGAATCAGAAAACCCAATGTATAGAGTAGATTACGTTGGTAAAGAAGGTAAGCAAGTTAAGACCCCACTTGAAACACCTATAACATTTGATGGATTCGAAGTATACCTATTTCAAAATGAAATTATAAGCGATTTAGGACACTATTCGTGTAATAAGGATGGTAGATATTCGGAATATGTCCCTATCATCGCGTATATAAGGAAACATTGTTACATTCACAACTTCAAAGGCGCGGCAGTAAAATTGTTTGACCCTAACTTAATTGCTCGCAAACTTGGAATAAAAGATAGCAGCGATGTAACCACAAATGGTGAATCGATAAACGAAATCAAAGTCAATATCATAAAGCCAAGTGACACAAACACGAATGAATTGTAAACTCATCTACGGGGTAAGTATAACCTAAATGTGTATAAAGTGAGCAAATGGAGTTAAACAGCACAATTATATTTGAAAAGAACTATAACGCACTTCAAAACAATGGGGTGCGTTTCGTGATTAACGAGGGTGGTTCACGTTCAAGTAAGACTTATTCGCTATGTCAATTGCTTATCGTCTATAGTTTACAAAATCCGCAGAAGGTAGTCAGCATTATTCGGAAAACATTTCCCGCATTACGAGCAACGGTTATGCGTGATTTCTTTGAGATTTTAAAAGAACTGGATATCTATTCAAGTGAACGACATAATAAATCGGAACACATCTATACGTTCGAAAATGGATCAATCGTTGAATTCTTTTCGGTCGACGATGAACAAAAGATTCGAGGGCGCAAACGTGATGTCGCTTGGTGCAATGAAGCCAATGAATTGTATTACGATGACTTCACTCAGTTAAATATGCGAACCGAGTTTAAACTGATATTCGACTATAACCCATCCGAGAGCTCAAGTTGGTTGTACGAACTACCGAAAGACGAAAGCATTTTAATTAAGTCTACCTATCGTGACAATCCATTTTTACCTGAAAGCATTAAAAAACAAATCGAAGATTTAAAACGTACCGATGAATCGTTATACCAAATCTATGCACTCGGTGAAAAAGCCATTAGCAAATCAAACATCTATTCGAATTGGAACTTTATTAACCATCGACCAGCACGATTCGTTAATTATGTTTATGGGTTAGACTTCGGATATAATCACCCTACTGCATTGGTTCGGGTCTATTGGGTAGACAATGACATCTTCATCGAGAAAGTAATCTACGAAAGTTATCTGACTACTACGAACCTAATCGATAAGATGAATCAGTTAGGAGTAGAAAAACACGTTACGATATTAGCGGATTACTCACGTCCCGAAATAATAGCTGAAATGAATAATGCGGGGTTCGATGTTCAAAATGCAAATAAGGTAGTTAAGAAGGGGATTGATAACATTAAAACGTTTGGTGTATTTTGTGAGGATTCAAAAGAAATTAAAAAGGAATATGATAACTACAAATGGAAAAAGGTAGGTGACATAATCACGGACGAACCTATCAAATTATTCGATGACGCAATGGATGCGATTCGTTATGCTGTTACTCATATCAGACAAGAATATTACACGGATGATTCATACTTTGCCTTCTAAACATAAACACGAAAAAACATAATATTGTTATGGCATATCGAGAGCGACAGAAAATTAGTCAAATGACTCCGAAAGGGTCTAACTTAGCTTCTACGGATTTAATAGAGATAAGTGAATTAGTTAGCGGAAGCTATCAAACCAAATCCATTACGGGTCAAGAAATCATTGACGCTGCAAGTGGTGCGGGTGGAACCGTTACAAGTGTAGATTTAACTATGCCTTCAGCGTTTAATGTAACTGGAAACCCAATAACAACGAGTGGAACATTGGCAGTTACGGGAGCGGGTGTAGTAAGTCAATATGTTCGGGGTGATGGTTCATTAGCTAACTTCCCTTCCGTTTCGGGTGGTGGTGCTTCAACATCTTACTATTTAAATGGCTCGGTTAATCAAGGAACGATCGGTGGTGTTACTTATTACGAAATGAATAAGACACCTATATTAGGAGCGGGAACGGATTTCGTTCGTACAAATGGTGCGGGTAATGGTTACATCGCTTCGTTCTTAACTGATGCCAATGACCCAAATTTATTAAAGATACCGGGCGGAAATTGGAATTTAGAATTTTATTTTTCAGCGTCAAGTAGTGGAAGCACACCTTCGTTTTATGTAGAACTATATAAATACGATGGAACTACGTTTACATTAATTGCTTCGAATTCTACAAATCCTGAAATCATAACGAATGGTACTTCAATAGATGCTTATTTCACAGCTTTAAGTGTTCCTGAAACTATTTTGTTAGCAACGGATAGGTTAGCTATTCGAGTTTATGTAACTACGGCAGGACGAACAATAACGTTACATACTGAAGATAACCATCTATGTCAAGTTATCACGACATTCACAACGGGTTTAACTGCATTGAATGGATTAACTGACCAAGTTCAATATTTTGCTTTAGGTCAATCGGGTAGTGTAGTTAATTGGTCTTCGGTTGGTTCTACTCACACATTAAACATTCCGATAAAATACACGATAGAATTAATCGATGCGTTAACGACTGACTTTTACGCACCTTATAACCTAAGCATTAATTCAGTAACCAACATTTTAAACGCACCTACTATTACGATTCAAGATGATGGTGTAGCTTATACACTTGGGAATACGATAGCTTCAGGTAGTAAAATAACAATAACAGCGAATACAGCATCCGTTGTAACATTAAACGTAACGAGATTATGATAAATGATATTTACATAAAAGCTAAAGCACCTAATCGCTCAACTGCTACGTTATTAAAAAGCGGACAAACTACAAGTTACCGAACGGGTGACGATGGCGACATCGAAGCGGGTCGTGCAACTAACTTTACTACGTTAGCTGAAAACAATCCATTCGGAAACACGAATCGTTTTACTGATGAATTAGGCGGAACTACTTACACAAAGAATATCGTAATAGATTGGAGTACTTATAATGGTTCAACGGTTCTCGGTTATTATAGGGTAGTTAATGCAACTAATATAAATTGGAATGATGCTATCGATGCAGCTTTAGCACTTTCAATAGTTGGTTATACAAGTGGATGGAGATTACCGAACAAAAGAGAAATGGAAAACATTTGTAACTACGGAACTACATTTATTTTAAACTATGCTCCATTCAATTTGAATGTTACTATTTGGACATCCACAACTTATTTAGCATCTACAACCACAGCTTATACGATGTCACAATCTTGGGTTAATTTAACTTCAAAAGCATCAGTAAGTGGTAGGTGGATGGCTTGTAGAACATTTAACGTATCAGGAACAACCTTAACATAAAATTATGGCAACTTATAAATTCGAGCAATTCAAAGTAGAAATAGTTAACCCGACTATTACAATAGACTTAAACACGATTCAAGATAAAGCAATCGATAAGTTATTAAGCATAGATATTCTACTAACTACGGATAGTGCAACGTTCGGGGTAAACGCAAACGATATGCCTTACGAATATTCGTGGGATGACGATGACATTCCGACAATGGTTAATAAATGGATTGAACAATTCGAAGTATAATGGCATTAACATTAATAGCACGTCCGCAAGATATAACACCCGCTTATAATCCTATAAAATGGATTTTAGATTCGAACATAAAAAACTATGAAGGCTTTAGATATGTGTTTAAAGTAAAAGACGGGTCAAGTAACATAATCGCTGAATATAGACTTTTACCAACATATGGCACGGGTTATGGTGAACAAGATTTATCTAAGCTACTAAGTAATTATGTCACGTTTGATTTAGATACGACTTCAACTGACTTTTATCCAGCGACTAATTCTTGTTATACATATCGTTTAGAAACGGGTGAAGAATATACAACCCGTGTTTCGTACACAAGTACGTTAGTTAATAGTTCAGGAAACGTAAGAATAAACGTAACGAATAGCTTTGTAGCGGGCGACCAAATCAATATCACACAGGATGATGGTGGTATAGCAAATCCATACTTGGAAGGTTTATTTACTATCATAAGCGCAACGGGTTCGTATATCGTAGTTAACTCTTTGTGGTCACTTGTAACGGATGCAACGATCAACGGAACTATTACTTATGCTGATAATCGTAAAACTTATGTAACGGGTTCATTATATCAAGCCATTGTTTTTAACGGGGTGTTTAGATGGTTAGATTTTCCCGTATACGATTACGATGATTTCACATTAGACGCAAACACGAAAAGACTTCTTACAAACCAACCTACTACGTTTTATAGTACATTAGGTCAAGATATATATTTGAATGCGTTAAACCCAACGGGAACACCCGATTATTTAATTTTTACAAATAGCAACGGGGAACAATTCTACAAAACAATTACGGGAGCAGTTACGATAAATCAAATAGCAGTCGGTGCGAATAACTATGGTGTGTTAACCCCGATAGGAGCAGCAACGTTACCAATGATAAAAACGGACACTACTTCTTATTATTTTTATTATTCAAACGATTTAGTAACATTCGCCCCATTAAGCACACGATATACAATTCAATTAGACACACGAGTTCAGATTTCTGAATACCATTGTTTGTTCTTGGATAGGTTAGGTTCATTTAGTTCATTCGCTTTTCAGCTGAAGAATTACGAACGTGGGGAAGTTACACGGGATGAATATAACAAGGATGTAACGGGATTCGTAGATACTTCGTTATCACCTGACCAATGGAGTTATTCAACGTTAGAAGAAGGGTTTAAGACTTTTAACATAAATGTTAGAAAGACGATTGAATTAAACACGAATTGGATGACTGAAGAAATGAATCGATATTTCGAGGAATTGATAACATCACCACAAGTTTATTTGAAGTTGGCATCGTACACAAACACGGAATCTTGGCTTTATCCTGAAGATGAAAGCGGATGCCCTTTGAGGATTCCCGAATCAACACAATATCAACCCGTAATCGTCACAAACACGGGTTATGAAGTTTACCAACAAAGAAACAAGAATCTAATTAAACATTCTATAGTAGTTCGTTTAGCAAATCAAGATAACGTAAATGGTTAGAATACAAATAGCAACTGGTTATTTAGATGTCAAAGAAGGAACTAACCTACCTTTGAATTTTCAAGTAGGGGATATTCGTGATTTAACGCAGCGTAAAGGAACTTTCTCAAAGTCTATAACACTAAGCGGAACGAAGAACAATAACTTGCTTCTAAATAATTATTATGACGTTAACATAAGCGAAGGGACATTCAACATAAACACGTTAACAAGATGTTCTATTTTGCAGAATGGAATTCCTATCGTTACCGATGCATTGCTTCAATTAGTTAATGTTAAGAAAGTTCAATTAACGGATGCATACGAGCAAGGATTAGAATACGAAGTTTTGATTCGTGATTCACAAGCGGAATTCTACACAGCAATAACAAATTTAGAATTAACTGATTTAGACTTTAGCGATTTAGACCATCCGTTCGATATAAGTGCAATTACGAATAGTTGGTCACATACACAAGCAGACCATTACAAGTATATAATGCCGTATAACGACACCCCGAATTATACGATTAATCAGTTTAAACCCGCTATTTATGCGAAGTCTTATTTCGATAGGATTTTTGCAAATAGTGGTTTTACTTATAATTGGTCAAGTTTAGCAGCTGCGCACTTTGATAAGTTATTGATCCCCTATAATGGTGATGTAAATAACTTTGATTACACGGATTATAGGGTTACAGCGGAAACAACTTATGTAACAAATTATATTCAACCAATAGGGTTGAATCAAACATTTACTGAAATAATTTCACCTTGGACTGAAACACTTGACATACAAAATTTATTTAACCCTATTACTGGTGTTTATGACGTTCCATTCAACACCGATACAGCACAAGGTCAAACATACTTCTTTAATTTTGATTTTGTTGTTGATGTTAATTTGAATAATACAAGTGGTTCTACTGCTTATTCAATATATTAT